GTGTTAGCGGCGCCTTAACCGCAAACACTGAAGAGCAGGTTAAGATGCAACAGGAGACCGTTGCGGGGCTCAAGGACGAGTGGGGAGCCGACTACGATTCCAAGATAGATGACGCCAAGCGTGGCGCTATGTCTGCCGGTGGTCAGGAGTTGGTCGATCATCCTCTTGCCGCTAACGATCCGGTGGTGATTCGCGCTATGGCCAAGATCGGTGCAATGATCTCTGAGGATGGCGGGGTCGCTATCCGAGGTGAGGGAGCATCGAAGACCGGTTCATCTATCGATGAGCAGATCGCGTCAGTCCGTAAGGACCAGTCGCATCCTTACCATCATCAGGGACACCCTGACCACGATAAGGCGGTTGCTCGCATGGATAGCCTCTACCAGCGCAAGTTCCCTTCTAAAGACTCCTGAGTGGGGTTATACGGGCGCGTTAAGCGTCTTTCTCGGCCTTTTAAGGGCTAAAGCACACTACTTTAGCTCTTTGGGCTTTACAGGGGTTGTAAGCCAGCACTTGATGCCACTACACAAAGCGAAGAACAACATGCCCAGCATGCCTCTGTAGAGTGTATCCGTTTGGAAACGCCGATTTATCGGGAACGTAGGAAAGTCAACCTACGGATGGTCTAGAGATCATTAACTAAAATTAGGATACACAAATGTCTACACAGATTACCGCTGCAATGGTTGAGCAATACGCCGCCAATGTGGAACATCTCGGTCAACAGATGGACTGTCGTTTCGACGGCAAAGTCCGCTCTGAAAGCCAAAAGGGAAAAACTAAATTCTTTGAACAACTCGGGGCTACCTCGGCTGTAAAGCGCACTGCGCGTCACGCCGACACTCCTCGCATTGATTCACTACATCGCCGTCGTGCAGTTTACCTGCAAGACTACGATTGGTCTGACCTCGTTGATTCGCTCGACGACGTAAAACTACTCATCAACCCTGAGTCCTCGTATGCTGTCTCTGCCGCTATGGCAATGAACCGCGCCAAGGATGAAGAGATTATCTCTGCTGCTACCGGTACGGCTTACGCTGACACCACTGGTGGAGGTTCTGTCGCTGCTGTGGTTCTACCTAGCACCTCTAAGGTTGCTGTTGATTACGTCTTGACCGGTTCTGCTGCTAATAGCGGCTTGACCCTCGCCAAGCTGATCAAGGCCAAGAGTAATCTCACCAAGAGCGAAGTACCTTCCGGTACCAAGCTCTACATGGCTGTTACACAACAGCAGGTTGATGACCTCTTGAACAACGTCTCGCAGGTCTCCAGCTCCGATTACGCCGCCGTCAAGGCTCTCGTAAACGGTGATGTGAACTTCTTCGCTGGTCTTGAGTTTATCCGTCTCGGATCGGACTCTTCCAACACGGCAGCTCTCACGTTGAACTCCAGCACGGATGTTCGCACCTGCTTCGCTTACGCTCAAGCCGGTCTTCTTCTCTCCACGGGACAAGACGCCAGCTCGAACATCTCTATCCGTAACGACAAAAACGATGCGGTACAGGTCTACTCTAACATGAGCTGTGGTGCTTCGCGCCTCCAAGAAGCTTATGTGCAGGAAGTACTCTGCGATGAGTCTCCCTAACCAATAATCAACCAAGATAATTAACTAAGGAGAAAATATATAATGGCTTCATTCAATACAGACATCTACGCCGCACAAGCCGGCTCCGCTGGTGCTTCACCATCGGCCACCTTCCCTCTCGCAAGAGACGCTGGTGGCAAACTACGTTACTTGATCGTTCCCTACACCGTTGACGGTGCAGAGGCGACTGGTGACACCATCAACCTCGGTAAACTCAAGGTAGGCGCGAAGGTTATTCCATCGCTCTGCCGTGTGAAATCTGAGGCTGGACTCGACGCGAATGACGTGAACATCGGAACGGCTGCAAACGCCAACTCCTTTGCTGACGCACTCGACACGACGAATGCTGCTTTGGACCAACCGTTTGTCGGTGGCGACAACCAATACGCTCCTGCTGTCATCACTAAGGGTGACGAAGACGTTATCGCTACTCTCGTAGCCGTGACGACTTCTACTGCCGGTCAGTTGGCGTTGTTCCTCATCGCATACGTTGATGAGTAAAAACACTTGATCCATGGTCGGGTCATTCGGGTAAGAGTTAGTGGCGGGTGCAGTTAGGGGTAGCTGCATCCGCCTTTTTTTATACCCCACTATTTTCAATATGGCTTCCCTTGTAGACATCGCCAATTTCGCACTGGGTGAGGTGGCTGAGAACACCATCACCACCCTCGAAGACAACACCGAGCACGCCCGTGCATCGAAGCGTTATCTGTATCAGACGATCAGGGAGGTTTTGCATAGCGGTAAGTGGAAGTGTGCACGGCAGTCTGCTGTGCTCTCACAGGAGTCTCCGGCTCCTACGTTTGGATGGGATTACTCCTATCCATTACCTGCGGACTTTATCCGCATAGTGTCGTTCAACGATACAGATCCAGACACGGTGCACCGAGATCTCTTTGAGATCCGAGCCACCAGCCTTCAGACCGATGAGTCGCTTGCTAAGATCGTATACATCCGAGACTTAGTCTTTGGCGACGGGGACGTAGGCGTGATGCCTCCCCTTATGGTCAAGGCGGTCTATCTCGCTTTAGCATCTAAGCTCGCGTGGGCATTACAGCAGAATCGTAAACTCAAAATCACCTTAGAGGAGTTGGCTATTGGCGCTTTGAAACGGGCAAAGGCAGCAGATGCACAAGAGGAGTTTCGTCCTTTGGTTAACTCGTCGAACACCAGTAGTTGGGTAAATGCACGCACCAGTTCAACCAACGGATAAACGATGTCATCGAAATGGATTAACAATTTCACTGGTGGGGAATTTACTCCTTACCTTGATGGCAGGACAGATCTTGATAAGTACTCAAGCGCATGTAGGACGATGGAGAACATGCGCCCCCTTCCCTATGGTGGAGCTAAGATTCGAGGCGGCTTAAAGTGGATAGCAGAGATCTCTAATAGCGCCTACCAAGCTCGGGTTGTCCCTTTCAATTTCAGTACCGGCACTAGCTTCGTGGTCGAGATGGGGCACCTCACTATGAGGTTCTTCTCCAACGACACACAGGTGCAAAGCGGTGGTAGCCCTTACGAGGTCACATCGCCCTACCCGTCTACTGACATCTACTCGGTCCAGTTTAAGCAGGTGAACGATGTGATCTACATGACACACCCGTATCACCCGTCACAGAAGCTGTCTCGCATAGCAGATGACAACTGGACCCTAACAGACGTTGATTGGACGTTTCCTCCTATGAGGGAAGAAAATCTCTCTGCGGTTACCATGCAGTGCAATGCGGTAAGCGGGACCGGTAAGACCCTTACAGCCTCTGCCCCCTCCTTTAACGCCAACATGGTTGGTGGATACTTTGAGATCAGACACTTGAGAGCCGCTGGCGGTGTAACTCTCAGCACCTCGGGCGCGTCAGGCACGACTCAGTCGTCAGTGCTGACGGTCAAGGGTAACTGGAATGTTGTCACCACAGAGCGGTGGAACGGCACACTGAAAGTTGAACGCTCCGAGGATGCAGGTGCGTCATGGGAAACGATCAGAGAGTACGGTAGCGAGTCGGATCGCAATGTCACCGCTTCCGGTAATCAGATCACAGAGGCACAGTTGAGGTTGAACTATACCGCTGCTGGAAATCCTTATGGCTCGGGAGTATGGGCGGGAACACCACCGGTCGATTATGTATACTCCACAGCAAAGCTAGAGAGCGAGGAGGCCTACAAGGAGGGTCTGGTGAAGATTACGGGCTACACCAGCACCACGGTGGTCACAGTTACGGTCGTCAACACCCTGACCTCCACATCAGCCACCGACATCTGGAGCGAAGGGGCGTGGTCGGTTCATCGTGGATTCCCACGTTGCCTTGGTATCTATGAGCAGCGCCTGTACTTTGGTGGCAGCATAGAGAAACCTACCCGTTTCTGGGGATCTGTTACCGGCGACTTTGAGAACTTTGCTTACTCTGATGACGACGATGCGGCTATCTCGTTTGATGTGGTCAGCACAGAGAGCAATCCCCTCAATTGGATTGAGGCATTGCAGAAGATCACCATGGGTAGTGCGGGTGGCGAGTTCAGCGTATCGGCAGGCAGTGCTCAAGAGCCTGTCACACCTAGTAATATTTCAGTTAGAGGCCAGTCC